TGTGGATAACTTTATAGAACAAATCATGAACAAAACTTGCGTTTGGGGGAAGGTATCACTAGGTTTAGTACCCCTGTTGATACTCACATACTACCCCAAACCTTCCCCTAACTGTTCCCGTTTTGTTCCTGTTGATACTAGCAATAAGAACAAACCAAGAACATCCTAGAATATGGGTGATACGGGGGGTGGGGGTGGTCAATCGCTAGGTAGGGGGGAGGGAAAAATCTGGTCGTGCATACATACACATATCCACCTCAAAAAATTTTAGCAAAATTTCAGACCTAGTTTTAAATTCGCGGGGTGCCCCCTTTGTCAGTGTGCCAATAATGTGTAGATTTTGTGTAGGGGGAAGGTTAAGCACTCTATAGGTGGTATGTATGTGTGTGATGTGCTTTTATAATACCTTCCCCTCTTACAGGAGACGCATAGCGCGGGGCTATGCAATAATTATTATAACTCAACTGCACTTGAATTGCAATGCCTTTTGTTATATAATCTGATTATGGCAAAAGGCGACAAATTAACCGCACAACAAGAGCAGTTCTGTTTAGAGTTCTGTAAAGATCTCAATGCAGTTCGTGCCGCCATGCGTGCAGGATATGGAGAACAACATGCAAAGAAAAATGCTTGGCAATTTTTACGGAATCCTGTTCTGGCTGAGAGAATCTCAGAACTCAAGGCCGACCAAACAAAGCGTACTAAAATTGAAGCGGATGATATATTGCGCCGCCTAGTACGTATCGCCGAGAAGACTGAGCAGGAGGGCGATTATCAAGCGGCTATCCGCTCCCTTGAACTTTTAGGTAAACATCAAGCTATGTGGACTGATAAGAATATTACTGAACTGGAGCATAAGAATGCTTTTGCTACAGGAAACTCTGAAGAAGATATTGCGCGTGATGTAGAACGATTGAAAAAAATCGCTACGCCGCATTTAAAATTAGTTAAAAAAGAAAGTGTACACTAATGGCTATAAAAGAAGTTAAGTCACATCCTGTGAATGGACCTTACGAATCCGAAGTATATACTTCTAGTGCTAAACAAGGAAAGAATAATACCTTTACTTGGAGTACTAAAAGTAAAAAAGTCGCTCGTAATTTTGGAGGATACAATACTAACTTACCTCTTGGATATACTCATCCAGATGGTAAGGAAATTAAAAAATAATAGGAGACTATATGTATAAGAACATGCCGAAAGCTGTGAAAAAATCTGTAAAGAAGTCACAGAAAAAAGCTAAGAAAAAATCAACAAAGAAGGTTAAGATGAATAAGTCTAAGCCTGCATGGATGAGGAACCGATAATGGCTGTAGAAGGATATGAAGCGCAAATAAAAGCGTTATTAGAAAATAAAGACAGTCTTACTAAAAAAATGACTAAAGACGGCAGAAGTGAATATGCCGTTCAAATGAATAAATTGAAGAAAAGAATGAAAGCTGACGGTGTTAAATTTAACACAGTACTTAATTCAGTTAAAAAACAAGAACGTGAAGGCACATTTGACAGAGGTGCAGAAGGTAAAGCTAAAAACAAACTTCGTAAGAAGATGGCGGCTGAACCAAAAACTCAATTAACTAAAGGTGTTCATGCTGGTTCAAGAACAGATAAAATTTTATCAAAAGGCACTAAGGACTCTAGAGAGCCAAGAACTTCAGAAGAAAATGTAGATTTATCTAAAGCTTTAGCTGGAGAAACAGATGCTCAAAGAAAGAAAAGAAAAGAAAAAATGACACCTGCTAAAATTGCAAAGTCTAGATAGTGTCAAACAATACTACTAATGATAAAAGTTCTAATCCCGCTGATTCAATTAAAAAATTTGCTTTGAGCAAAGTTGATAAAGCTGCAGCAAAAATACCTGGTTATAAAAAAATAAAAAATGTAACTAGTAAAATAAAAGATGCAGGTTTTTCTGTGGATGTGGGCAAGAATAAATTTGGTATTAAATTTGAGAAAAAATGGTAGATGGTGGAAATAAACTTAACAGGAGATATAACTATGGTATTACATCCAATTTTAGATCTATACGATTCAAGCAAACCAATTGAAGATCCTTATCGTCAATTGATTATATGGGGGGATCAGGCGTATGTCTGCCACCTTAGAGGATAGAAACGCCGCCACTAGATTAGCTATACGTTCTGCACGTGATGATTTATTAGCATTCATTATGCTGATGAATCCTTCTTTCAGTATAGGACCTCACCACAGAGTTTTGTGTGATGAGTTAATGCGTATTGAGTCAGGTGAAGCTGACAGACTAATGGTCTTTGTGGCGCCTCGTTCGAGTAAGTCACTAATAACATCAACCTATTTTCCCGCATGGGCTTTAGGTAAAAATCCTTATTGGCAAGAAATTGCTGTATCACATAGTGATGATTTGGCTACAAGGTTTGGCCGCGCTATTCGTGATATAATTAATACAGAACAGTATCGTTCTATATTCCCACAGATAAATATTCGTAAAGATAATAGATCAGCTAATAGCTGGGGTTTGCAACATAAAGGAAAAGAGGCAGGATCTTTCCTGGCTGCAGGTTCTGGTTCAGGTATTGCAGGATTTGGTGCACATTTAGCAATCATTGATGACCCTATATCGGAGCAAGATGCTTATTCTAAAGCACGAAGGGAGGCACTAAATGAATGGTACTCCTCTGGTTTACGTACAAGATTAATGCCTAAAGGTAAAGTTGTACTTGTTATGACAAGATGGCATGAAAATGACCTGGCGGGACATCTATTATCCTTAGAAGATGATACTCCTATGGCAGATGAATGGGAAGTAGTTCGTATTCCTGCCCTAAATACTACAGCATCTATAGAAAAATTAGAAAAAGCTAGGAAAAATCTAATATCTCAGGGGTATTTGTCCAAAGATTATACTAAATTAGAACTCGGAAAGTCTTTTTGGCCCTCATCTGACCACGAAGATGGCTTTCATTGGTCTACAGAAGAGATTATTCGTACCAAAAACAACACACCTTCCTTTAAATTTGATGCATTATACGGGCAAAGTCCTACAAATGAGGAAGGAAACATAATAAAACTGGAATGGTGGCAGAATTGGGACAATCCCAACCCTCCTGATTGCGAATACATTATACAATCGTGGGATACTGCGTTCTCAACTAAGACATCTGCAGATTATTCCGCATGCACAACATGGGGAGTGTTCAAATCGGGGTTTGATATACCTAATTTAGTACTATTAGGAGCTGAACGGGGTAGATGGGACTTTCCTACACTAAGAACTAAGGCAGTTAAGAAGTTTGAAGAACATAAACCAGACTCAATACTGATTGAGAAGAAAGCATCAGGGCAATCTTTGATACAAGACCTTAGAATGACAGGATTACCCATATTTGAGTTCCAACCTGATAGAGATAAGATAGCCAGAGCTTATGCTATTACATCATTATTCCATAATGGCAGGATATATGCCCCCTTTAAGAAGGATTGGGCTATGGATGTCATAGATGAAGCTAGGACTTTTCCAACAGGTAGTCATGATGACTATATGGACACTGTGTCACAAGCTTTATTGTGGATGAGAAATGGTGGATATGTTAGCCACGGTGCTGACACATGGCTTGACAAAAGAGAGAAAGAGATTTATAATAGGGAAACGAGTAGACGTTTTTATTAAAGGGGATATATGGCAATTGAAAAACAAATAGAGCTATTTGACGAAGAAGAGATATCTACACCAATACCAACTGGTGAAGATGTTGCGTTAATGGAAGATGGTGGCGCAGAAGTCACTTTAACAAATCAACAAGAGATAGATGATGCTGAAGCTATGGGCTTGTTTGATGAAGAACAATTATTAGATACAGGTGAGCATGATGCAAACCTGGCAGAAGTTATAGATGAAGAAGATCTTCAATCAATTGGTAGTGAATTGGATGAAGGTTATCAAAGAGATAAAGATTCAAGATCCGAATATGATGAGATAGCTGAAGATGGAATCAATTTATTAGGATTACAATACGATGATTCAGCTGGAGCATTTCCAGGATCAGCAGGAGTTACACATCCTGTATTAGCACAAGCAGTAGTAAAGTTTCAAGCGAAAGCTTACAAGGAATTATTTCCAACCGAAGGACCTGTACGTACCAGAATTATGGGCATACAGACTCAACAAAAATTAGAACAGGCAAATCGTGTAAGACAATTTTTAAATTGGCAAACACAATTTCAAATGCCAGAATATGGACCTGAGTTAGATAAGTTATTATTTAATGTTGCACTTTATGGTACAGCATTTAAGAAAACATATTGGGACCCAGGTATGCAAAGACCTGTTACAGAATTTATTAAAGCTCAAGATTTTTTTGTAGATTATTATGCAACCAATTTAGAAACTGCAGAAAGGTATACTCATAAATATTTATTATCTAAAAATGAAATTAAAAAATTACAATTGATAGGAATGTTTAGAGATATAGATATAGATTCAGATTATGATTTAACAGAATCAGGAGCTAAAGAATTAGAAAATGAAATAGTGGGTGTAAGTAAACCTGCAGATAATGATGACTATGTAAGTATATTAGAAGTACATGCAAATTTAAATTTGCCAGGGTTTGAAGATCAAGATGAATTAAAACTTCCTTACATTGTACACATGACTGAGGACACTCAAAAGATTTTATGTATAAAAAGAAACTGGAATGCTGAAGATCCTTTAAGAAAAAAGAAAATGTTCTTCACACATTATACAATGATTCCAGGTTTAGGTTTTTATGGCTATGGTTATATACATCTTATTGGTGGATTAACTAAAACAGCCACTTCCTCCATGCGTCAATTATTAGACGCAGGTACCTTTGCAAACTTGCCAGGGGGTTTCAAGGCACACGGTCTCCGTGTACTTGCCCCTGACGAGCCAATAGCACCTGGGGAATTTAGAGAGGTTAACGCGCCTGCTGGTGATTTAAGTAAGTCATTACAAATACTTCCTTTTAAAGAACCATCATCTACATTATTTAATTTA